AATCAGGAAGCAAAAATGCAAATGATATAAACAGGATTGAGGAGTTGGTGAAGACGGAGGCCGGGAAGCGAAAATTACTTATGTACTGTGGGTTGGATTCACTCTGGGAATTTCGACTGGCAATCAAACAGATGAAGGAGGTGGGGAGAAATGACTAAACAAGAAGAAAAACTCTATAAATATTTATCCGGTGTCGGTGATTCTATAAAATTATTGGCATGGGAAATCAAGGATGCTGATGCAGTTGGAAAAGACGACTTAGATTTGATTGCTAAAATAGGAGCTAACCTACTGTTTAATAGCAAAAGTTTTGAATTCATAAAGTAATACACTTTTAAAAGGAAAGTAAATGAAAATCCAAGCAACTACTCGCGAAGCCTACGACCTCCTGCATGACGGCATTCTGGCCCTACAGCGTGCCGAAAGCATTGGACTTCGCCTCGACCTGGATTATTGTGAACAGAAAAACCGATCCCTTACAAAGCAAATCACATATCTGGAAAAAAAGTTTGCCGAAAGTGAACTGGGCGTCTTGTGGAAAAGAACCCATCGGGGTAATACAAACTACGGTTCTGGTGATCAGCTTGCCAACGTGCTATACAAAGTGATGAAAATTAAATCAACAAAATTGACGCGAGGCGGTTCCCGTGGTTCGACCGATGAAGACACTTTAAAGAAATTAGGTATCCCTGAACTCGACCATTTCTTGAAAATAGCCAAATTAAAGAAATTACGGGATACATATCTCGGGTCATTTCTGCGGGAGCAGGTTGACGGAGTGATTCACCCGAACTTCAACCTTCACTTGACCAAAACATTCCGGCCCAGCACAGACCATCCTAATTTTGCAAATGTCCCGAAACGGGATTATGAATCAATGAAGCTATGCAGAGGTGCTGTTTTTCCCAGGATAGGACACCAATTCCTGCGTGGTGATTTCGGAGGCATCGAAGTAAAAATGGCCTGTTGTTATGTACAAGATCCCCGGTTAATAAAAGACGTGAATGCCGGTGATATGCACAAAGATATGGCGGTTGAATTATTTAAATTGGATGGCCTTGATAAAGAACACAAAGGCGAAAGCCGTTTACGGCAAGGCGCAAAAAATGGATTTGTATTTCCCGAATTTTATGGCGATTACTGGGGGAATTGTGTCCCTTCATTGCTGGAATGGGCAAAAGAATCCACTTTGAAAAATGGAAAAACTGCGTGGGAACATCTCCAGGATAAAAAACTAATCATATTAAACAAGAAAGGAGAAATTAAAAGCAAAGCTGCCTTTGAAAAACACGTTCAGCAGGTTGAAGATGATTTTTGGAACGTCCGATATAAAATATACTCCCGGTGGAAGAAAAAGTGGTGGGCGCAGTATCAGAAACGTGGTTATATTGAAATGTTCACCGGCTTCCGCTGTGGCGGTTCCGTGATGCGGCAAAATGAATGTATTAATGCACCTTTCCAGGGTTCTGCTTTTCATTGCTTGTTGTGGTCAATAATTCAACTTGATAAAATACAGCAAGAACGCGGCTGGAACAGCCGGATCGTTAATCAAATTTATGATGAAGTCATGTGGGATGCCCACCCGGATGAATTGAAAAAAGTGGCACGACAAACAAAGCAAACCGCTACAAAGGATTTGCCGGAACATTGGCCGTGGATTATCGTTCCCTTGGAAATTGATATTGAGGCAGGGGGAGTTGATGAAGCTTGGAATGCAAAAAATGAAAATGAATTAGGAGAATTTTAGATGTCAGAAGGATTAAAATTTGATAAAGAAAAACAGGAGTGGTTCGCGATGCCTCTTGAAGTCTTGGTACCGCTAGCGGACGTATTTAATGCTGGTGAGAAAAAGTATGAAATTTTTAACTGTCTTCAGTCGTTTAGCACCCCTTCCAGGAGATTTTACAATGCCGCAATGCGACACCTCGTTGCGAGCCAAATTAACCCTTTGGCAAAAGATGAAGAGACTGGGTGTTATCATTTAGCGCAAGTCGCATTTAATGTATTATTAAGATTGCACAATTGTTTACGGGAGGAAAATAATAAATGAGCCTATACCACAAATACCGTCCATCCACTTTTGAAGAAGTAATTGGAAATGAAACAACTGTTGACGCTCTTTCCGCTGCCATTTCTGGTAAAGCAAAAGATAGGCCACATGCTATTCTTCTGACCGGTCCAACTGGATGTGGGAAAACGACCCTGGCCCGAACCGCTGCAAGCGAATTGGGGTGCGTCGGTTCCGATTTCCGGGAAATTGATTCTGCTGATTTTCGTGGGATTGACAGTATCCGGGAAATCAGGAAACAGGCGGGGTACAAACCACTGGAAGGATCGTGCCGGGTCTGGCTCCTGGATGAAGTGCATGCACTTTCAAAGGATGCGCAGAACGCCTTATTGAAAGCCCTTGAAGATCCTCAATCTCACGTATATTATATCCTTGCCACCACGGAACCGCAGAAACTCCTCCCCACCATTCGCGGACGCTGTTCCATTTTCCCGGTGTCCTTGCTGGATGATGGTAATATGATGAAGCTGTTGCGACGGGTGGTGAAGGCGGAAGAGGCAAGCATCAACAAAAATCTGTATTATAAAATCATTGAAAAGAGTCAAGGGCATCCCCGGAATGCCTTGCAAATCCTGGAATCTGTATTATCGGTTTCTGACAAACAGCGGGAAACCATATTGCAGGAGATGGAAGAACTGGAGTTGGACAGCATAGAATTATGCCGGGCATTGATAAAAGGAGAGGGCTGGAAAACAGTTAGTGGATTGTTGACAAAATTGAAAAAGGAGGAGCCAGAAAGTATTCGAAGAATGGTACTATCATATTGTTCCACTGTATTATTAAAAGAGGAAAATATAATTGCTGCTTCTATTATGGAAGCGATGATTGAGCCCTTTTACAATACGGGGTTCCCGGGACTTGTTTTTGCGTGCTTTTCTGTAGTATGCACACGGGAGGAGGAATAAATTTATTTTTTAAAAAATAAGGCTGTCAAAAGTATAATATAATGAAAGGGGGAATAAAGAATGGATGCAAACATTATCTGGGCAAGCGTAAATGCTACAATAAACACAGGGAATTATCAAAATGTAAAAGTGGAAATTGGATGTTCGCAATCAATCCCGCCCACTATTACAACAAAAGAAAAAGCAAACTGGGAAAAAGAGTTATACGATGGTTTATACACAACTCTTCTGGAGCATATTAAAGAAATAAAGGAGGATTTTAAATCAAATGGAAGATAAAAATAAACTTGATGAAACTACATTCGAAGAAGACATTTCCATTGATGTAGATGCCCTGGATGTCGAAGTTTTACGGTGCGGGGTAATTGGGAAAAAGTATATCCGGCTTGCCGGCCATCTTCGGCGACTGGAAAAACAAGCGCATGAAGAAGTCAAGAACATCCGGTCTGATCTTATCAATGAAGTAAATAAAAATCCGGAAAAGACCACCGGGAAAGTCAAGCCGAATGCAGCGGATATTGAGGCATACTACCGCCGGAATGAAGGGTACAAAGCCGCCAAGCAAGACTGGATTGACGCTGCGTATGAAGCTGATTTCGCGGAGCGAGCACAGCAAGAAGCAACATACGGGCGGCGGAAAGACTTGGAATATCTTATTCGGTTGTTTGAACGGTCTTATTTTGCAGGCCCTGCTTTGCCGCGTGATCTGTCAAAGGAATGGGGGGCCAAGAATAGTGCGGGGGTCGCTAAAGCGATGAACCGCACAAAAAAGGCGTAAAATATGGAAATATCATTCTGGCAATGGCTTTGTATTTTAATTTTGATACTTCTTGGAATGCGTATTATCCCAGTAGGAATTGCCGGATATTATCGGAACAAGGCTAAAGGATTAGCACAAGGATTACATGACGCATTACAAACAATAACAAAACAAGAAAAGGAGAAACATAATGGCGAAGAAAAGAAAAAGTCAATTTAGAGGCGTTGTTTCAGCGCATTCGAAACGACAACAGGAGAAAGGGGCACAGTACGGGTATTTGTCTCTGCCTAAAAACGTATCTATGTTCAAAGAGACACCGGGCTCCATTTTACGATTTGATATTTTGCCGTATATTGTCACGGATGGACATCATCCTGACCGGGAAACCATCGGCGATTATACCATTGCGAAAAAGGATTCGCTTTGGTACCGCCGCCCGTTCAAGTTACACCGGAATATCGGAGCGGAAAAGGATTCCGTTATTTGTCTGGCTTCCTTCGGGCAGAAATGTCCCATTTGTGAGGAACGAACGCGCATGATG